AAATCCCACACACCTGACCGGGCCGCTCTATCGCGCAGTTACGCTCGAGCGCGCGATGTGGAAGGTCATCGAGATCACCGGCGATCCCGACGATCCGAAACGCTCGTCCCGCATTTCAATGGAATGGGCGCAGCAGATGATCTCGCTGTGGGGCAGAGAACACCCCTACGTCCTGGTCAACGTGCTCGGCCGCTTCCCGCCGTCATCGTTCAACGCGCTCATCGGCCCCGACGAATGCCGCGACGCCATGAAACGATACTACCGCGACTTCGAAATCGGCAACGCGCCTAAAGTGCTCGGCGTCGACGTCGCCCTGTTCGGTGACGATCAATCCGTGATTGCGTTCCGGCAGGGGTTGCAAATGTGGCCGTTCAAAAAATACCGCAACCTGCAACCATCGCAGGGCGCCAGCATCGTCTCACGCGAATGGGAGGACTTCCATGCGACAACGGCTTTCGTCGACGCAACCGGGGGTGCTGGTGCAGGATGGGTTGATGGGCTTCTGCTACTCGGACGGGCACCAGTCGGTGTGCAGTTCGCCGGACACGCACACGAGAACCACCGTTATGCCAATAAGCGGGCGGAAATGTATTTTGATGCCGTCAACTGGATCAAGCGCGGCGGTGCCATTCCTCCGGACGATAACCTTCTCGCCCAGCTAACCGCCACGACGTACACCTACGAGAAACGCGGCGATCGCTTCCTCATCGAACCGAAGGATATGGTCAAGGCCAAGTTGAACGGCTCCTCCCCCGACGAAGCCGATGCCTTTATCCTTACCTTCGCTGAACCCGTGCAAGCCGCCGACCAGCAGGGACGGCCCCGCCATCAATCGGCCTACGATCCGTTCGCCGATAGCGTCACCCGCTCCGATCGCCCCGCCCGCTTCGCGCACGACTACGACCCGTTCCAGGGAATGTAATTAGGACTTGCTCCGCACTTCGGTTATGCTGCCCCGCCGGAAAGGCCCAGCACAGGAGAAACCTAAAGATGTGCGATTACTCACTTCAAAACGTCCAATCGCGCGCCGCACAAATCGGCGATAAACTCACCGTCAAAAGGTTCCCCGCCGGAACCCGCGGCTTTGCCGCCAGCGAGAATAGAGACATTGCCGTCTGCGTGCTGCCAGGGACGGAAATCTCGTTCGCCGAGACGATCTGCGAAGTGGTCGAATTCTCAAAGAAACCCCTGAGCTCCAACGTCGCGATCTTCCGCCAAGTCGACAAGGATTGCGATCTCACTCACCACGATGCGCTCGAGTTGCCGGACGGCCATATCGTCAAGCTTAACAACTTGAACGAAGGCCAAGAGGCGACCGTGCTGCAACTCCCGGCCGCGCCGCGCACCGAACAAGAGGCAAAAGACCAGACGCGCCTCGAAACGGTCGGCTAACTAGGGTTAGGAATTAAATCGCACTTCGGCTATGGTGCGCGCTAGACGAGGGCGCGCAGCATGGCAAGGCCGTTCCATTTCTTCGGCATGTACGGCATGGGCGGCCATTTCACCGATCCCGGCGAGGACGTTTTCACCGGGCGGGTCAAAGCCGCGTTCCCGCATATCGATTGCCACGCCTCCCCATACAACGACCAGCAAGCCGGCGAAATCGCCGCGCTGATCGACCAACTCCCCGAAATCGATGGCGTGTTCGTCCAAGGAACGTCGCTCGGTTCCAACAACACCCCGGTCGCCTGCGGCTACACTAAACATACGATCGACGGCGCCTTCGGCTTCCAAGCCTCCCTCTACGGCTACCACTCCTCATTGACAGCCAACGTCAAATTCGCCCACTTGATCTATTCGTACAACCCGATCCCATGGCCCGGCCTGGGCGCCTACCTGTGGGGAGTTGGCACAATGCACCCGGCAAGCTATCACCGCACTCCACACCATATTCCTCATCCGGGGGACTATGACGTAGGCGACCAGAATATGTTCATCGCCGAAATGGGCCGGATCCAAGCCGCATGACCGACGACGCAATAATAGAATTCCTGCTCTGGTGCCTGCAAAAGAAGAGGCTGCACTAATGGCCGCTCCCGTTATCCCGAACACTGGCCCCGTCACCGTCACCACACTCACCGGCAATGAGCTGTTCTATTTCGAGAGCGGAGGCCAAGACCTGATCCGGATCAAAGCCTCCGACCTGGCGACCTACATCAATGCCCTTAACGTCGGTCCGACCGGCGCAACAGGAGCCACGGGAGCAACAGGTGCGACCGGCACAACCGGCCCCACAGGGTAATTGGAATGCCCGGCGCCCCAACGATCTATAATATCGGCTTCGAAGAGCTGCCGACGCTTGACGGCACCGAATTCCTTACGATCCAAGCCGGTAGCCAGCAGATCAAGGTTATCACCGCCACCCACGCTAAAGCTTATTTCGACGTTCACGGCTCGACTGGCCCCGACGGTGGCACCGGGCCAACCGGCCCGGCAGGACCGGAAGGCGACCAGGGACCGCAAGGCCCGACCGGACAGGGCGGACCGACCGGAGGGACCGGCGGAACCGGAGCGACCGGCTTCGCTTCGACCGGGCCCACAGGGCCGACCGGCCCAACCGGCTCACAAGGCAATACCGGCAACACTGCCGGCGACACCGGAGCCACAGGCGCTACCGGACCAACGGGCGCTACTGGCGGCACCGCGGCCGGCTTCACCGGCAACACCGGCGCTACCGGAGCAACCGGATCCCAAGGACCGCAAGGCAACCCCGGATCTGCCGGACCCGTCGGACCGACCGGCGCAACCGGAAATACTGGGAATACCGGACCCGCCGGCCTTATCGGTCCCACGGGCGTAGCCGGCAATACTGGCGGAACTGGCGCAACCGGACTGACCGGCGGCACCGGCGGAACCGGAGCCACAGGACTGACGGGCGGAACCGGAGGCACTGGCGGCACTGGCGGCACTGGCACCACTGGATCGACCGGCACAACCGGCCCAACAGGACCGGCCGGCAGCGCATCAAACACCGGCGCCACAGGTAACACCGGCGCAACCGGATCGACAGGATCCACCGGACCCACCGGCGCCCCCGGCAGCGCGGCTAATACCGGCGCCACGGGACTGACCGGAAACACCGGCGGAACCGGACAGACTGGCAACACCGGATCAACCGGACCGACAGGCCCAACAGGATCAACCGGGCCCACAGGACCAACGGGATCAACTGGACCAACGGGATCGACCGGACCGACCGGACCGACCGGACCGACCGGGAATTCCGGAAACCCTGGATTTACCGGAGGCACAGGCGGCACCGGAAATACCGGAAACACCGGAAACACCGGAAATACCGGGACGTTCGGGCAGACGCTAAGCTCCCATTCGGTGAACTACACAACCGTCCTCGGCGACGCCAACACCATACTCTTGCATCCGTCGACCGACGCCAACGCGCGCACGTTCACCATCAACTCAAACGCCAACGTCCCCTACCCGCTGGGCACCCAAATCACTTTCATCAATGCAACGTCACAGGTTCTAAGCATTGCAATCACCGCCGATACCTTGACCATGGCAGCCACAACGACGACAGGAACCAGATCTCTCGCCCAAAATAGCGTTGCCGTCGCCACCAAGATCGCAACAACCTCATGGATCATCGGCGCCCAAGGCAGTCTCGCGGGCAATGCGTCCAAAACCGGACTGAGCTAAGAAAAGGAGAACCGCATGTCGTTCCTCGGACTTGGCGGCGCCCCGACACCGCCGCCGCCCCCGCCCCCGCCCCCGCACCCGGCGACACTGGCATCGGCCGGCGTGCAACAGGCGGCACAGCAACAGGAGCTCGAAGCCGCCGCGGCCTCAGGACAAGGCTTCTCCGATACCATCAAGACAGGCTCGCTCGGCGCGCCGAAACCGAATACGACCTCGGGCGCGGAAACCCTGGGGCAATGATGAGCTTCGCCGGGCTAGGATCGCATGTCGCTTCGCCGCCCCCGCCGCCCGTAACACAGGTGGCCGGCGGACCGCCGAACGCATCGTCGGGCGCCAACCAGGCGACCATCGGCCAGGCGCATTACGATCGCTCGACCCTCGGTGAGCCCGCCGACGCAACGCCGGCCCCAAAATTCGGCCAGCCGACCGGCCAAAAACAAACCCTCGGACCCTGATAAATGGCCGACGTCGCCACCGCTCCGTACACCGAAATGTCAGCCTCGATGCTGTCGCAGCAGCCGCTTACGGCGCCCGACATTATCAACAAGCGCGATAGCGTATGGAGCACGTTCTTCCTGCACTGCGAAGCGCGGCTCGGAATGCTGCGTAACTGGCGCTATTCCTGGTGGGCGCATTGGGCCCGCCTCGCCGAATACTTTATGCCGCGCCGCTATCATTGGCTCGTGGTCGCCAACCGCATGTCCCGTGGCAATCCAATCAACGACGCCATCATTGACTGCACCCCAACCTTGGCGGTCAACGTCTGTTCGTCCGGATTGTGGACCGGCATGACGTCGCCCTCGCGCCCTTGGTTCGCCTTCGAAACGGCGCTCCCAGGCGTGAAATTAGACCAGGCCGCTACCGGATGGATCCAAGACGCACAACGAAAAGCCTACCAAATCCTTAACGAAAGCAATTTCTATCAGGTCATGGCGCAGGCGTTTCAAGACGTCGTGGTTTTCGGAACCGCGCCTGTCATCGTGTACGAGGACTATGAGGATATCATCCGGCTCTATCTGCCGTGCGCCGGCGAATACTATCTCGCCGCCGGCGGCCGTCTCGATATCACCGATCTCTATCGCGAGTTCACGTTCACCGTGAAAGAGATCGTCGATATGTTCCAGATGGAGAATTGCCCGGAGCCAGTGAAGAAACTGTTCGCCCAGGGCGGCAGCTCTCTGGATAACGAATTCGTCGTAGCCCACGCCATCGAGCCGAATTTCGCCGTCGCCAAGCAGCAAGGCGGCGATAAAGAAGTCTCGATCGTCCCCGCCGGCTTCGCTTACCGCGAAATATACTGGCTAAAAGGCATCAATACAGCGCAGCCATTGAGCAAGCGCGGCTTCCATAAAAAGCCGTTCATGGTCGCGCGCTGGTCAACTGTGTCCAATGACAGCTACGGCCGCTCGCCGTGCATGGATGCTCTAGGAGACAACAAACAAATCCAGTTGGAAACGCGCCGCAAGGCGGAATTCATCGACAAGGGCGTGCGCCCGCCGATGGGCGCTAACGTCGAATTAAAGAACGAGCCGTCATCGATTATCTCCGGCATGATTACCTACATGAGCACGGAGGGCGGCAAGAAAGGCTTCTGGCCGCTGTTCGAGCCACAAGCGCAATGGCTCGCCGGGATCACCGCGGATATCGATAAAGTCTCCGCGCGCATCGACCGCTGTTTGTTTGTTGATGTGTTTATGGCGATCACGCGCATGGAAGGCGTGCAGCCCCGCAACGAATTGGAGCTCACCAAGCGCGACCTGGAACGCCTGCAACAACTCGGGCCGTTCATCACGCTATTCGAAAACGAATTCGGCAACCCGTTCTTTGAACGCTTGCTCGATATCATGCAGCGCCGTCGTATCTTGCAACCCATGCCGCCGTCGCTGCGCAGTGTGCCGCTAAAAATCAAATACACTTCGATCATGCGGCTGGCGCAACTGTCGGCCGAAGCCGTCGGCATGAAGGACTTTTTCGGAACCATGGGCGGCCTAAGCAGCGCGGCAAAAGCTGCCGGCGTGCCCGACCCGCTGCGCGTCGTCAATCTGGATGCATCGGCGCGGCACTTCGCCGAGATAACAAACGTGCCCGCAAATCTGTTGTTCACCGATCGCGAAGTCATGCAGCACGATCAAATACGCCAGAAGGCCCAGCAGCAAGCGCAGGCGCCAGGGCAAGCAATGGCCGCTGTCAATGCCGCTAAAACCCTATCGGATACGAGTTCGTCAAGCGATAACCTGCTTGGTCAAATACTTGGCGGGCAGGGAGGTGGCGCTGGTGGCCCAGGTGGCTAAGTTCGAGGACGTAGCACTGCCGAAAATCGGCCGCGCCTCCGCCCGAGATCGTATCGTCCCCCGAATGGAAGCCGCGCTGAAATGGATCGTTAGCCAGCACAGTCATGACCCGCGATATCACACGACGTTTGCCGTCATGCGTGACGCGATCGACGCGATCAAAGACCTGGAACGCTTCCTGATAAACCGATGAGAGAAGAGAAAGCCGAGAAAGAGGAAGTGGGCTATACGGCAGTCGCCATGCTGAAAAGCGAACGCTGCAAGCTTTGCAAACACTTCCTGCCTCTGCACGACAAGTGCGCGCTGGTGAAGGGCCGCATCAGCCCCGGTGCATGGTGCCGGTTGTTCAAGAAAAAATAATGCTGACTTTGGTGGTCACGCTCTGTCAGATCCACGGCGCGGCTCTTTGCGTCGAGGAAATCGTCACTGACAGCAATATCGACCCGACGCTGAATGCAATTTCCTGCCAGGTCCGCGCGCAACAAAGTTTCCCCGAATGGATCGAGGAGCATCCGAAATATATCGGCTGGCGCGTGGCGAAGTGGAAATGTGTGACAGGAAAGTATGTGATCCCGAACGATATCTAGGACCCCTTAACCCATTTAGTTGCGCGTAGGGAAGATTGGTTGCGCGTAGGGAAGCTACGCGCAACTAAAGCAACAGGAGAAGAAAATGTGGAAAATCACATGTTTAGAAAGCCTGTTGCTCACAGGCTTTCTCGCAATCATGCTGATCTATCTACTACTTGCCTATCAGTGACGTGGCGGCATCAACGATCCCATTCCGCCGCCGCCCATCAAACAACTCAGCAATCCGAAAACGATGTAGATCACCAGGATTGCGACGAATGCCCACAGAATAATTCCGATGATTTGGGCGATGATCGGAATGCCGATGTACGGCAGCAGTAACTTTATGACCGACACGATCGCCATCACTATGACGACGTAGATGCAGATTTGTTCTAACCACGGTAACGAAAAACAAGCCATCGTCTCCTCCTTTGGTTTGGTTTAAGCTGACATACACTCACACGGAGCTATGTACATCGTCGGATGGCTATAGCTCTTCTTGGGCATGTTGGCGTGGATCGCGA